GGCCGCTGGCTGCAGCCAGCGCGCCAGCGCCACCCTGCAGCGCTGCGGTGAACGCATCGCCACCACCCTTCTTGGCCTTGGCGGCATCCACGATCGACTTCACCTGCGGCAGCCCCAGGTCCTGCAGCAACGCCTTGTCGATGGCTTGCTGCAGACCAGGGGTGGTCTCAGCGGCCTGCTTCTGCTTGGCCTCGATCGCATCCAGATACTCCTTGTACCTGGCACGCTGCAGCTCTGGCGTCGGCTCAGACTTGGCTGCCTGCCTGGCCTGCTCACGCAATGCCTGCACCGCCTGCGGTGTGTTCATCGCAGAGCGCGGCAAATCCTGGATGCTCGTCAGGAAGTCCTGCGATGCCAGCGGATCGGAGGCATAGGCCCGCTGGACCACAGACTCCTGTGAATCCATCCGACCCTTCATGTAGCTGTCGATGTCCCGATAGCCAGCTGCTGCGGCCTTGTTCCTGAACTCGATCAGCGCTGCGGCATAGCCAGGGTCCGTGGGCAGCATCGAACCCGGTGAACCCTTGGCCCACCACAGCCCATCCAGCTGCTGCTCAACAGACTTCTGGCCCAGCTCATACTGCTGCTGCCGTGCTGCATTGCCGCGGTTGCGGGTCTCCAGGATCTCCAGCCCGTAGCTGGCACCCCAAGTCGGACGCACCGCATCACCAGGGTTCCCGCCCTGGATGAAGGTCAACGCATCGCCCAACACCGGCACCTGGCCGAACGTGCCCAGCAGCTGGGTGCGAATTTCCTTCAGATCATCAGCACGATCCTGGCCGCCAGAGAACGACAGGGAACGATCCAGCTGCGCTGTCATCACCTGGCCCGCCAGCTGGGCAAACCGTGGATCACCCATCGGCACCACTTCGCCATTCGCAAGCGGGATGCCGTTCTGCGCCATCTGCTGCAGCACCTGCCCCATCGCTGCGGTGGTCTGCGCTCTGCCGTTGACCCTCAGGGTTTCGTTGTAGAGCTTCTGATGCTTCTCGGTGTACTTGTCCCAGGCCTGGTTGAGCTTGGGCACCACATAAGCCGCAGCCTCTGGCTCGTCGCCCGTCAGCCCATAACGGCTCAGGACACCCTGCGTCAGGTCGGCCTTCCGCTTGACCAACGCAGGGCTGCCAGGCTGCATCGTTGCCAGCTGGCCCTGGTTCGACTGCAGATCAGCTGACAGCACGTTGTCGATGTCACCAGCTGCCAACTGCGCCAGCGCCCGGCGGCGACCAATCGCCTTCCATGGATTGGCTTCCCTCAGCACCTCTGCAGCTGGTGGGTCCACCTTCTGCAGCTGGCTGGTGGTGGCCGCAGCATTGACAGCACCCTGCTCCTGCTGCCGCTGAAGACCCACCTGCGCTCTGGCGCTCTGGTTCTTCAGCTCGGCGTAGTACCCCTCCTCGATCTTGCCCTTGGCGTAGGAGACAACACCCCTCTCTGCCAGATCCATCAGCGATCGGCTGAATGGGGCCAGCGCATCCACCAGCTGCGCGTACTGATTGAAACCTTGAACGTTGCCACCGCTGGCACGTTGAATCGTGCTGACACCAGACGGTGCATCCAGCATCTGTGGCCTGGCCGCACCTGCAATGTTCTGCTGGCCAGGCTGGATGAACGCACCAATCGGCCGCGCACCTGGGCGGATCTCGCCAAAGGGAAGACCGTCAGCCATCACCTACCTCCCGTGCCAGGGCCCGTTGGGCTGGATGGCGTCTTCAGGGCGTTCAACTGGCCCTGCATGGAGATGCCAGCGCTGATGCCACCCATGATGCCGGTGCCAATGTTCAACATCGCAGCAGCACTGCTTGGCCCGCTGCCTGTCATCGTTGGCCCGGCTGGCTGCACCAGCGTTGGCAGCGGCGCGAACGGTGCAATCGGATCAAGATACCCCTGCTCTTCGTAGAATTGCTGGCTCTGATACCTGCTCAGATACTGCGCCAGCTGGCCAGCTTGCTCACGGGTGTACTGCCGAGTGCGGATACCTTGGTTGATCTGTTGCAGCGTCTCATAGTCACCCAGCTGGCGGGCATAGTCATTCACCAGGCGGTCAACACTCTTGCCCTCCATTGCCATCACTTGCACCGATGCACGACCCTGGAGTGCCCGCCACTGGTATTGCTGTAGCGCAACGGCATCCTGCATGGACGCTTCGGTGTAAGCCTGGCTGATGGCCTCGCTGTCCTGAACGTATGCAGCACCTGCTGCTGAGCGTGTCTGTGCAACCGTCTCAGCCTGACGGATTGACTTCAGGATCTCAACGTTCCGCAGCTGGTTGGTGTAACCAAGCTGCTGGTTGTAGTTGACCGTATCAGCCCAGTATTTGTACTGCCCGTTTGCATCATTAACGCGGGAGTTGAAGCCCGCCTGCCACATCGCAAACTTGTTGTTCGCGCTCTGGAAGGCCGTCTGATTGAGGTAGTCCTGCTGTGCAGCCTGGTTGGCCGCCATGCCCTGGAAGATCCCAAGGCCTGCCTGCGCTGCACCAAACAGAACCGGAACCAATGGGAACACCATCAGGCATCCCTCCAGAAGCGGCAGAACAGCGCACCGCTCATGCCGAGCGGTCGCGGCGACTCAACCTCAAACCCCAGATACCGGAGCCACCGAATCGAAGCTCGGTTTTGCGCGTAGACATCGTTGCCAATCGGCCCGCCCACATGCTTCAGGCAATGCTCCACCCATCCTCGCCCCTCAATGCACAACTGCAATCTTCTTGAGCGGGTTGCCGTCAACTCAGCCGTGCCCAGCAGCCAGATCCGATCACCGCACACCCCCGTCAGACCCACGGGGATGCCATCGCTGGTCTCGATGCAGCGGCAGATGGAGCTCTCAGCCCAGCTCTGCAGCACCGCGTCAGGACCCTGCAGCCGGTGGCTCAGCCACACCTCCTGCTCGTCCTGGTGGCGGATGTTCGCAGCCACGTAGAGGGCCCTGGCTTCAGTCGGATCAGCCCACCTCATTGCAGGGACCTCGCTCTGCCCGTCACCAGTGCAACCCACTCACAGGTGCTGAACTTGCATGGATGGGGGGTGGCATTGCGGATCTCCACCACGCACTGCTCGCCACGGCTCATGATCGGGATGTTGAACACTCCCTCGAAGTGCCGGCCAGCTTCGCCATCAACCACTGCCGGGTTGCCGATGACTGCCCCGCGGACTGCTGCCACCGTGCCGTCAAACCGGTACACCCCCTCGCTGCGATGCTCTGGCATCACATGCACCTGGAAGTATCCGGTTTCGTGGTAGCGCAGCTTGACGTGGCGCACCTGGGTGCGCATCACGTTGGCTGCAGCCTTCCCGCCGCCAATCTCCCGCACCATCTTGAACCGCGTGAAGCGATACCTGAACTCATACGGCTCACCGGCAAACACATCCACCAATGACCAGTCACCACGGCCAACCACCGTGTTGCCGGCAGTGATCTCCCCGAGCAGCACCGCACCTGACCTGACGCCAGGTGTGTTGTTGTACCCAGACCACAGCTGCGTTCTGGCTGCCACCTGATACGGCAGTGTCCAGGTGGTCTTCTTGGTGATCGGGTCGTACACCCCCTTGGTCATTCGCATTGCTGCAGGTGTTGCCGTGGTGGTGCTCACCCTCCGGTCCAGCAGCAGCGGATAGGCAGTCCCGGCCAGTGGTGCCATCCGGTCCATCACCGGCACCATCTCCAGGTACACCTCAGAGCCGTACCGCATCAGGCAGTAGAGGGCCTCACGGATGCAGACCACCTGCAGCACCTCATCCGCACCGCCAAACTCCCAGTGGCTCCAGCTGGACTGGGCACGTTCAGCGCCGCCGCCGCCGGTGTTGCGGAAGAACCACTTGTAGACGTAGATCCGCTTCTGGTGGCCAGCCTTCCCACTGATCACGAACAGCTCATTGCCCGTGTCGTTCACCGTCATCTTGAACACCCCAGCCGGGATGTAGGCCGAGACATACCCCGTCAGGTCAGCGGCATCAGCCGTCAGTGCAGTTCCCGCACCACGGACGCTGAACTCACGGAACTGGCTCCACTGGCCATTGGCCTGGCAGAAGATGATCCCACCACCAGCCTGCTGAGGGCGGACCGTCACATCCACCTCAAACTGGGTAAGCACTGTGATCTGTGCTGTCTTGGGCGTCAGCACCGTCTCCGCTGCGTTGAAGCGAAACTGGTACTGAGCACTGAACAGGATCAGCTCATCCTGGTAGGGGACCGCATAGCGCAGCACCGACACCCGGTTGTTGCTGGCCACCACGTCAATCGGATCGGTGTCCAACACCGTGGTGACGGTCTCGGGGAAGAACTCGAAGAACTCCCGCACCCGGCTCAGGATGACGTTCTCATCAGCCAGGAACCCCAGACGGTTCTTGTAGATGAACACATCATTGATGGGATACCCAACAAAGCTGGGGTCTGGGGCAGTGTCGTAGTCGCCAGCTCTCCGCTCACCCCACAGCGGCATCACCAGCCCCTTCTGCGTGCTGCCGTTGGCGGGCCCAAAGTAGAACGTGCCATCCGACAACCGCACCAGCAGATGCGGCATGGTTGCTTCATCCAGCTTGTACTCCACCCCAGGGCTCACGGTCTCCTGCCAGGTGCCCTCCCCAAACGTGCCGGACTTGGGATTGAACTCAACGTAGTACCCGTCGAAGTTATTGCCTGGATCGCCAACGATCTCCACCTGATAGCCCTTTGGGGCAATGGTGGGCAGCTCAACGAACGCCTGCACCTGGCTGAGAATCGCCGTGATGTCAGCACCAGCCCTGGCGTCACTCACCGCAACCGAAATCGGGCTGGCGGACTGCAGCCACAACACCGAGCCAAAGCGTGTAACTGTGACTCCCGTTGCTCCAGAGAGTCCGGCCTTGATGCTCTCCGCCAGCTCGGCGCTGCTGATGCGGTTCTCGGTAATGTTGGTGCCATCACTGATGACTGGCGCAACAGCTGTCTTCACCTCAACCTTGGCGTTGTTCACGGTGACGGTGTAGGTCTGGCCGTAGTTCGCTGCCCGCACCCAGATCAGCGCCTCATGCAGTGACGGCCTGGGGGCGACGGGGGCGACGGCAGAGTTCATCGCCACCTCCGTGTTGGTGTTCAAGATGAAGGTGTAGTCCGCAATCGACTGCGCCCTGATCTGCTGCCGTGCATCAGTGACGCTGGAGAGATACGAATAGCCAGACGGTGCCGTGACGGTCTTCTCCACCCCAGCCAGGTCGAACACCTTGATCGCCGTCTTGGTGATGACCGCCAGGTACTCCTCGGTGTTGTCCCGCAGAATCGTGTGGATGAACGCATCACCAAACGGTGTGGCGCTCACCCTGGCCAGCGTGTGCGTGCTGTCCCGCTTCCGCAGGCCCTCCGCGATCGAGGACACCCCGTTGACCTGGATCTCCCCCTGGGTCGGATCCCGCTGGGCATCCGGCTGCTGGCTTACCCCCTGGATCAATGAAGGGATCGTGTAGGAGACCAGATCAGCCAATGACCCGGCCTCCAAACGTGCCACGCAGCAGGCCACGGCCAGCCTCATAGGTGGGGAACGGCCTGAGGCTGGGGCCACCGGTCAAGCTGTTCGGCTTGGCCTGGTCGATCTCCACACGCATCAGCTCAGTCAGTGCGGCCTGCTCATCCAGGGCCGTGTACTGGACGGTGCCCCGATCACCCAGCACCCGTGCTGCAAACACCCGCGCTGAGCGGATCGTCACCCAGCGGTTGAACGCCTCAGGGCTCTCGTCCCACTGCAGCAGCCAGACCACATCAGCCTGGATGGGGCAAACCGTGGGGTCGATCTTGTAGCTGCGTTCCCACAGGTCATACACCCGCTGACCCCTGACGATGAACCGCCCATCCCACTGGTACGGGTTCACCGTGAAGTTCACCACGTTGGCCGGCACCACCACTTCACCGGTCGCCATGTCCCGCTCAAACGGGTAGGCCTCCTCACGGTTCCAGCTCCACCCGCGCACCTGCCCCTCACGGTGGAACTCAAGGATTGTCCGCTCAGCCACGCGGGCGTCCTGGATCTGCTGGTTGTCCAGCTGATCAACCGGTTGCTCACCGATGTTCTCCAGCAGCACGTTCACTGCTTCCAGCAGGGTGGTCCTGCCCGGCGTCTTGCCTTGGTTTGACAGGCCCATCCCACGAATGCACTGGTGCATTCCAATGGTAGGTTTGGAGGGAAGAGGTGTTCCACCACCTCCTCCCAGCACCATCACCCGTAGGAGGGGTCATGGCACACCAGAAAGATTACACAGGCCAGATCATCGGCAATCGCTTGATCCTGGGCCGAGAGTCAGGGCCTTGCAAGGACCCGCGATGGAAGAACCAGTGCCTGACGTGTGGGCACGTCTCAATCATGGGCATGTCTGCCATCAGGAAGGTGGTCGACTCCAAGCAATGCACCAAGTGCATGAGCCGTCTTCACAGGCGAGCCGTTGACGTTCAGGGTCAGACGTTTGGCGAGTGGACCGTGATTGGACCAACGGTCGTGACGGCGACTCGGAACTACCAGGCCCTGGCGCGGTGCTCTTGCGGAACTGAGCGAGAGCAGCCCGTCTACAACCTGATCCGGGGACTCAGCAAATCTTGCGGCTGCACACACAGAACGATGAACGGCCTCAGTCGGACTCCCGTTGGGAGGCTCGTTTCTGCGGCGAAGATGAGAGCAGCCAAAAGCGGTGTGCCGTTTGATCTTGCAGTAACAGACCTGTCCCAAAACGGTGAGCTGCCCAGCGTCTGCCCTGTCCTTGGCATCCCCCTGGATGTCGGACAAGACGAAGCGGGCGGCGCAACTGACAACAGTCCAAGCATCGACCAGATCATCCCCGGCGGTGGCTACATCCCCGGCAACGTGCGGATCATCAGCTGGAAAGCCAACAGACTCAAGTCAAATGCGACCATTGAGGACCTGGAAGCGATCCTTGCTTACATGAAAAAAGGGGCCAGCCGTAGCTGACCCCATGAACATTCCAGAAACAGTCTGGCTCAGGCAGTGACGATCGCCACAGCCGACTCAGCACGCAGGACACCCATTCCTATACTCTGCCTCGCCACGAGAAGAGTTGCCTGCATCTGGACGTTCCAGTCACCAGAAGTCATCTGGAGAGAGGGGCTCATCAGAGTCAGCACGCCAACCGCATCCTTGTTGAAGATGAGGCCGTGGCACTTGCTCAGATCCTGGGCGTAGTCAGCGTTGTAATCACCCGCAACCAATGTGTAAGCAGGCTGCTGAATGTGATTGCTAGCAAGGATGGGGATCCCCCCAACTCGCATGGTGCGACCATCGGCGATGGTGCCGTTGGAACCACCGCCACCGTTGAAGTCGGTGTTAACGGCACGGCTGGACATGGTGATGGCGTAGTAGTCCTC